CATGATTCGGTTCCTAAACGATCCCGATCCGCAAACGGGTGAGGGCCGGTCTGTGTTGGATTACATGCTGGAGCCTATCATTGCTGCTGTGACTGCGCGCGATAACGTGGTTGCGCTGACCACGGAAGCTAACATTGACATTATCAGTGTCTGCGGCTTGTTTGACCAAGTGGCAGATCCAGAGGATGCCAAGAAGGTCGCTGGTCGTTACGCCTTGCTCCGCGAGGGGAAAGCGACAAATAAGCTGGCGGTGCTTGATAAAGAGGCGGAAGAATGGACGCAGCGTCAAGTTAGCTTCGCAACGCTGCCTGACGTAATTGAAGCGATGCGGCGTGAAGTTGCGGCTGCAATGGGTATTCCGTATTCCATCCTGTTCGGTCGTCCAGGTGGTCTTGGCACCAACTCCGAGACTGAATTGAAAGTGTGGTATGACAGTATCTCAGCGATGCAGTCAAATGATATTGACCACATTTGCGCGCCATTGTTTCTTGCGATTGAGCGGTCTGCACTGGGAATTAGCAAGCCGGAGATTTATCACGTCTGGCTTTCGCTTAATGAAATGACTGATAAAGAAAAAGCTGACGTTGCAAAGGTTCTGGTTGATTCTGCTGGGGTTGCAGTTGACAAAGGAATCCTTAATGCTGAAATGCTTTCCGAGCCGCTAGTTAACGCTTGGACGGAATTAGGCGTATTCCAAGGTCTAGAGCAAGGCTATAACGACTGGGTTAATTCGGGCAATTCGCAGGACGATCAAGAAAATGATATGGTGATCGCATGAAAATTAAATTCACCGATACACATCAGATTGGCTCTGCGCGAAAGACGGCGCAGGGTTATCTGGTTGCGACTGCGCGAATTGCGCGGACTGGTGTTCAGGAATACCTTGCCCGCGAATTAGGGATGGTTGGCGATGGTGTGATCCGAATCAACCGTTCGCCTGAGCAAGTATTCCATACAGATTCCATTCAATCGCTTTCCCGCGTTCCGGTTACGCTCGGGCATCCTGACGTTGAAGTGACGGCGGATAATTGGAAAGACCTGGCTGTCGGTGAGGTTGGCGATACCGTCATGAAAGACGGTGAATGGCTGGTCGTTAACCCGATGCTGAAAGATTCGCGCGCGATTGATTCCGGTCTGCGCGGTCTGTCTATGGGCTATACCGCTGGATTGGTCGATGCGCCTGATGGTGCCGACTACGATTATGACATGGTGGATATCCGCCATAATCATCTTGCCCTGTGCGCATTAGGTCGCGCAGGACATGAAGCCCGCATTGGTGACAGTGCGGATAAATGGGGCGCGACCCCGGTAACTGTAAAGGACGATGAAATGACCGTTGAGGTTAAATCGGTTGTCTTTGGGGATAAAGCTATTTCGGTGGAGGCCAAGGATGCCGATACCGTGGTCGCGATCCTTAAAGATCACAAGTCGGCTATTGACGCGAAGGATGCCGAGATTGGGCGTCTGGAAGCGGAACTGGCTGATGCTAAATCAAAGGTGCTGACTGACGAGCAAGTTGAGAAACTTGTTGCGGATCGGGCTGCTGCGAAAGCTAAGCGCGATGCTGTCGTTGCCAAGGTTGGCGACAAAGCTAAAGACTGGTCGGACGCGCAGATTGAGGGCGCGTATCTGGTTGTCGGTGATGCTGATGACAGTGTGCGCAAGGCACTGGCTGACATTAAGCCCACGCCTGACGCTAATGCGCTGATTGCTGATGCTATCAATAAGCGTTTTAACAAGGATGCGAAATAATGGCTATTGTTCCGTTTACTGATCCCAATGGCTTCGGTCTTGTTGGTGGTCATGCAAATATGGAGGAGTGGAACGCGATCACTCGCACCGCCTCCGAGACTGGTATTGCACCGGGTCAGCCTGTGCAGCGTGTGACCGGCGATAACTTCAAGGCTGAGGCTTGGGATGGCACGAGCGCCCCGCTGGGTGTTGTGCGCTGGACCATCGACGCTGATACGACTGCGGGTTATCCGGTCGGCAAGTCCATCTCGATCAGGACCATGGGCGTGATGTGGGTTGCTGCTGGCGGTGCTGCTACGGCTGGCGCGCAGGCCGGTTACGATGCCGCCACTGATCGCTGGGCTGACGTTGCTGGCGACTTCGACGCTGTTCCTGGCGTTGAGTTTGATACCACGGCGACCAGCGGAAATCTGGTCAAGATCCGAATCAATCGACCTGCGCCTGCGGTTATTCCCGCCGCTCCGGCCCCGTAAGGAGTAATTGAGAATGTCGAAATTTACTACCATTAGCGATGCATCGCTCCTTTCGGTGCTGCAAACGCAACTGACCAATATCAACGTGCGGGTCATGCAAGATCCGCTGCCTGATATTCAGTATCCGAACCTTATCCCAGTCAATACCAATTACGGCGAATGGCAGCCTAACGCAGCCAGCATCACGTTTGATAATGGTGTCGGGGTTGCCAAGTGGATCAACACCTATAGTAAGGATGTTCCGCTGGTCGAGGTTGGCGCTAGCACCACGCAGATTCAATTCGCTGAATTTGCGCTGGGCTGGGAAACCAATATCGGTGAGGTCGGACTGGCTGCGGGCGTTGGGTTTAATATCCCGGACACTAAGGCTCGGATCGTTCGCCGGAAAGCGGAAGAGTTTATCGACTCGGTTGCGCTGACTGGTGCGACTCCTGACGGCGATACGTCAAAGGGCTGGACTGGTCTCATCAATAAGGCCGGTATCACGCCTATCGCTGCCAGCACTAAGACCGCAGGTGGGACTCAGTGGGTCAATAACGACGGCACCCTGAACGCAACTGCCGGTGAGATTGCCGCCGATATTGTCAATCTGGTTCTCGGCCCGGTTGCTAATGTCAACAGCGCGCGTCCGCTTCCGGCTGATACCCTGGCGCTTCCGTCGCTAGCCTATCGTGCGCTGGCTGGCACGTTCACCGACGCACTCAACGGCAGCATCAGCTATCTGGAATGGGTTCGCCGCCAGATTGCGGGCGTTCCGGGCGGTGGCACTATCCAGATAGTGGAGATCCCCGAACTGGCGACCGCTGCGACTACCACTATCATCGGCGGCGGTCGGGCGATTGCCTATCGGCGTAGTCTGGATGTTCTAGAGCTTCCTGTTCCGTTTGCTTTCCGCTTCCTCAATGAGTATAAAGACTCGCCGTTCGGTTATGCCATCCCTGGCATCGGTCGTTTCGGAGAAGTCCAAGTGCGAGAGCCGAGGGTATTTCGATATCTCGATGGGATCCAGCAAGTTCCTGCCTGATAGGTGATGCAGGGTAATTATTAGGGGCGCATTAGCGCCCCTTTTCTTTATCCCTTGCACCACTTCAGGTATTCTTCAGCCTTGGCCCGCGTCATAAATACATGCCGCACCGATCCGCCATGGTAAAGGATAAACTTACCACCTTTCTCCACGATTCGGAACGGGCTTTTGTCCGCCACCTCCTCGACTACTACTTCCTTGACTACTTTTTTGCGTCCACGGGTCATTGCAAATAACGCCTCTGTTTATGAGATATTAGCATTTTAGCATTAACAACCAAAACCTGCAAGCGTTCTGGAACGTGTGGCTTGTTTCGATAGTGCCCACCGATAACTTACGCTGGCTGCCCCGTATTGAAAGAAAATGGCTTCATCGAATACCCCAGGTTCACCATACATGAAATCTTCGTATCCATGTCAGTAACAACATAGGACCATTCGTTAGTATCCCAATCCAGCCAGATCTACACTACATTTCCGTCAATGTCCATGCCTGTTACAATAGGCTTCTCGCCTCGGTCAAACAGGAATTCAGCCATACGTTCCATTGGGATGCACGGAAGATTAATCGTGGAGGCGTATGCAGGCGCACCGCACGATGCGACAGTCAGGACGGCTGCGGTAATGAGTCGGTTAATCATGGGTTGAGTCCTTGGTTGGTGCGAGCGGCAAGGAATGCGTCGGCAATGTCGAAAAACAGCCTGGCATCGCCTTCAAGGTCAAAGCGCGACGTTTTCGCATCCCTCGCGTCGAAGCTGCTGTAAAACGCGGTCATGGCCTGAACCGCCACATAGTCCCTCAGCGACATACCGTTGTGTCCGTCAGCGTTGTAGTTGCGCGGGAACGCAGGTTCGCCGTCATAGATCTTGCTCATAATATTCCTCCTTCATTTCATCTGCGCATGATTCGCACAGGAAGTATATGTCACGGTCCTGATGGTGTTGGAAGCCGTCAATATCAGGCAGCACAAAAGAAACGCCGCATCGGTCGCATCCGTCGAAGTCACCGGGATGAGATTGCTCGTAATGCGAGTCTGCTGCGATCATGTTGCCGTCTAAGGGGTGCCAGCGCGTCATTCCGAAGCCTCCACCATCACACGCTCCAGGTCGAAGTCAGGCGACATTACCTGCGCGATGGTCCCGCTGTTCATGATGGCGTTTATAACTGCGTCAACAGCAAAGTAAGCAATGAACAATGCCAGGGCGATCACGATGATGGTTTTGAGTATTTGGGTGATAATGTTCATCATAGTCATTTACCTTTCTGACTCATATGACAGTCAGCCACCAAAATGAGCAAGCACTCGATCAATCATAATCGGGACTCCTGCAACTACGGCAAGCCCAGCGATAATTGCGAACATTTTAGCATCACCGATCATAATCATCGCTGAAATGATTGCAAGCACAACCGCTGATGCCACGATAGCAGCTAAGATCGTCAGGAACAGTTTCATTTTGGTTTCCTCCTTTTGTTACTGGTATGGTATGCGAGTCGTCACGGATTGTCAACGAGTCTTTTCTGGCGGGCATGGGCAAGCAGCAGCCTCTGGACTACCGTCGAAGATCGCTAGGTAGTCCCATTCTGGGCAGAAGTGGATGCCGGGACATACTCGCTCGTCGCCCATGTAGATGATTCCCTCTTTGTTAGCCCTGCTCAGGACGGAAGTGATCAGCTCTTGTAGTGGTGTCGTCTTAAGGGGCTTTAGCGGCGGTAGTTGGATGCTGGTGGTCATTGGTTGTTAATCTCCGTGTTTCGTAGGGCTTCAAGGGCGACTGCCTACTGGCATAGGTAGGTTTGTTCGGCCATCGGTAATAAGTTAGGGCGGTCCTTTTCTGACCATCAGCGTTTTCCAGCGAACCAGTGGATAACCGCCAGCACGAAAATAACCCCTAACGTAAATGCTAGAATATCAGCCATGGTTAATCTCCGTCTTTTCAGCCGCGACCGCGAAGCACCAATCAACCCAAGGTTCGCACTCATCAAAAGCCTCCTGAACACGGATAGGGTCTCCAGAGGCTACTGCCTTGCGCAGGTCATTCCAATCGCGCCACATAGTAACCACACGTCGCTGTCCGTGCTTTGTGGATTTGGGGAAAGTCAGTTCAGCCATCAATCGTCTCCCATTGTGTTGCGCAGGGCGTCGCGGGCTGCGGACCGCTCTATTTCAAGGGCCCGCTGTTCGTGGCTGTGACGCTCAAACCAGTCCGGTGCGTCGCGGAGGACGTGATCGTATGCGCGCTGTAAAGCCGCGCGCAGCCGCTGGTTCTCGGCCTCTAGTTTAGCGACCGCTGATGAGGCTTTAGCTTCGTCCTCGCAAGACTGGATAGCATTGACGATACTCCATGCTGCGTCGATAGCCTCCGCGAACGTGTCACCCGTAGCGTGGCCGGTGCATTTATAGTGATCAATGCGGTCGGCGTAAATGTTGATGCTGCACTTTCCAGTTTCATCAACCGACAGGTAAGGTCCAAGTGCAGGGTAGCGCCCCAACTTCTCAGTGAGAGCGCTGGTTAGTGCCCGCAGCGCATCACCGATCTGCTGTTCGTTCATGGTCATTTCGTCCTCCTGTTTCCGTTGTGACCTGTCTAGCACCCGATTCTATGCCCGTCAACCCATAAAATATCGCTCAGGACTGGCGAGTCGGTGCTGTCATTACCCGACCTAGCCTGAAAACGACTCGCGGCTGTAGCGTGCCTTCTAGGTGCTGTGCGGCTATTTGGCTATTTTCAGTGCATCCACAACGGCATCCATAACGGACCTAACGCTTTTTTCTGGAGCGTAAGTTGTTTTGTAAGGTCGGTTAGCATGTGGTCAGAGATGCCTAAGCCCTTATTATTACTTACTTATTTCTTAAAGTAGTAGTAGTAGTAGTATACACACCTTACAAAATAACGCACTTACGGATAAACATGCCCATATATATTTTCGCATATCCATATACGCCTGCCGTATATGGGTATCACATAGATACCCGCATCCATATCTGCGGTTATGCGTAAGTTGTAAGTTGTTGTTTTTCTTAGGTATAGCGTATTTTGGCAGATTACGGTCATGCTTTTTCGACAGCCGACAGCCCAAATTGCCACAACCGCCGTCCTGCTATATTGTATCATCAGCGAATTTTAGGTGAGGATTCAGCTTTGGCTTACGGGTCTGACGTAGAGATGACCACATATCTGGCGAGGACTGGTCGTGTCTTGCCGTCCGACGCTGTGCCTGAGCATGTGCGCGAGATCGGATCCGACTACGTTGACAGCCTGGAGGATCTGTATTGCGGGGTTGCGGCGTCGTATGATGCCAGCTTTCCGCGTGACTTGTATCCGACTGTCCCGAAACGGGTTGAGGAGGCGGCTTATGAGGCGGCGTTTGCGTTCGCTACTGGCGTTCCGATCTTCGGGGGTGGTGGCACGGCTGGCGGGCAGGTGATTAAAGAGAAGGTTGACGTGCTGGAGGTGGCGTATGCTGAACCGCAGTCTGCCGACTGGTGGTCTGCCAACCGTTACATACTGCCGCAAGCCTATTCCAAGCTGCTGCCGTTCATCTGTCAGCCTGACGATGGGGAGGGGTGTCGGGGTGGACCTGCCGCCTTTATCGTGTAATGGCAGGCATTTACGATAGGTTCGCGGCGCTAGCTGACAGGTTGGTAACGCAGTTCGACATGGGTGGGACTGCGACTGTGGTGCAGGTTGTCACGCCAGACCCTGATCCACTCAAGCCGCCGACCGTTACCGATTCGGTGACTGACATTCCTGCGGTTGTGTTCGGCGTTACCGGCGAGATGGTGTCTCGCGATCCTGACCTGGTGGCGACAGACTTGCGCGTTATCATCGCCGCCGCCCATTGGGTGCCGCTGGTGCCTGGTGATGTGCTGCGTATTGACGGCAAGGATCGTGCTGTGGTGCGCGTGGAGCCTGTCCCTGCCGCTGGGGTGGTGTCGATCTACAAGCTGATTGTGCGATGACGACGCTGGCGCAGATCGAGCGCGCGTTTCGTCTGGGGGTGGCGCGAATCACTGACGAGATACGGATCGGTGAGTTGCGCGAGGCATTAGACGCTGGCGATTATGGTGCAATCCTCAACGCAGTTGACATTGAACCAGCCGCGTTTGACGAGTTGCGCGTTCTGCTTGTGCAGGTCTATGCAGAGGGCGGTATCAGCGAGATAACCGGGATGCCGTATAAGGATCGCCCGCGCTGGAATAGCGCCACGACGCAAGGGGAGCGATTCGCGCGTGACCAAATCGGCAGCAAGATTACGGTCATAACGGAGGATATGCGCGCTGCTGTCAGGGAGACTGTTGCAGATGGATACGCGCTAGGCCGCAGCCATAGCAGGATGGCTCTGGATATTGCCGGTCGCATGGGGCCTGGTGGGCGCAGGGTTGGCGGTATCGTCGGGCTTAATGCGCAACAGGCAGGGTATGTTGCCAACATGAGGCGTTATCTGGATGTGTGGCCTGACTGGCCTAGCATCAAGCGCATGACGCTGCGGGATAAGCGATTCGACGCGATGATTAAGCGCGCGTATGAGGATGGTCGCCCGCTGACCAAGGATCAGATTGACCGCATTACGCAAGCCTATAGCAACCGTCTGTTGCGCCATCGCGGTGAGGTGATCGCGCGGACAGAGCGTGGATCCGCTGATAATGCTGGCCGGATGGAGGCATGGCGACAGGCGGCTGATAAACTAGGGTTGCCGTATGATCGGATTGTCAAGACGTGGGTCCATAGCAGCCGCATGATGTATCCGCGCGATGCACATTTGGCACTAGCTGGGACTGATGTTGTCGGGCTTGACGGGCTGTTTGACGTTAACGGCTACATGGCAACGCGCCCATACGATCCTATATTGCCAGCTAGTGAGGTGGTGAATTGCGGATGCTCGCTTAAATTCCGGTTAATTAAGTAATGGCTAAGCGCGGCACAAGCAGGGGATTCCTGAAAGCGGTAAACAAGTGGACTAAGGAAACGGGACAGCGCAGTGAGGAAGCGTTCCAGAATGGTATCATGGATTTCTACGACGCATTACGAGCTGCGACTCCAGTTGACACCGGAAACTTGCGTGATGCTTGGGTTGTCAGTAAAAACGGGCAGGCGATTCAGACTGTAACTGGTCCTGGTGATTCACCTAATGTGTCTGGCAATAGAAGCGGAATTGAGCAATCTCTTGGAACTATCACCAATTTGAAAATTGGTGATCGAGTTGATATAATGAACCAAGCGACGTATTACCGTCGATTGGAATACGGATTCTCCGGTTTTGATAGCCTCGGACGTTATTATAACCAACCAGGACGTTTCTTCGCTGCGCAGGTAGGTGCTAAATATCGCAGTATTATGCGCGCTGCTGCAACCAGATTGAGGTTAGCAAGTAAATGACGATCATCACGAACGCACCCGGAAAAATCTGGATGGCACTACAGGGCAGGTTGAAGCAATGGACCGATACGCCATTGCATTATCCGAACGAGGTTTACAATCCCGTTGCGACAGACAGTTTTATCATCGCCCAACATATCACAACCGACTACGGCGGAATCATTCCAGTCGATGCTGATTGTGGGCAGCCTTTAGACGGCGTTCTTAACTTGTCCGTAATGGTTCCTATTTCGTGGACATTCGGTCAGCATATCGGCCTAGCTAGCATGTTGGCAGATCATTTCGGCCCGGATGATACCTATTCGTATTCTGATATTACCGTCAAGATCAGGGCCAGAAGCCGCGTAATTGGACCATCCTTACTTAATGCTCCATGGAATAGGCTTGAGGTTCAGGCTTATTGGAGGGCATGGGGATAATATGGTAATGTTCGTTAGGTTTCTTAACTGGAAAGGAATGACTGATGGCTAACGGTGGTGTTCAGAACCGTAATGCTGCATTCGAGATTTGCCTGACGCCACAGCCGGATGATCTGACTGAGGTTCAGTTTTCGGCGCTGACATATGTCGATGTATGCTGCCTTAGCGAATTGCCTGAGTTCGCGTCCGAGGCAGAAATGATTTCGGCTAACTGCATTGACGGGACTAAACTTGTTGGTGTCGGCGCGGATAGTGATACTGACTTCACGCTGTCCGTGTTTTACATGGAGGATTGCGAGGGTCAGGACGAGTTGCGCGACATGGCGCTTGCCAAGGATGGCGTTGCTTACGCTGTCCGTAAGGTCTATTCGGACGGCGTCACTGGCACCACGACCCCCACAACTGTCTATGCGCGTGTTGTGTGGACTGGCTTTAACGATGGCGGTGGCGGTATCGATGATTTCGTGACTCACACGTTCACGGGCGCTATTCGTCAGGGTCCGGTGTTTGTGAAGCCTGCCAATATTCCTGGCCCCTAATCTGAGTGCGGGCTGTAATGGCCCGCCATTACTTCCAAGGAGGGTTGAATGGACGATCAGTATAGATATTGCAACATGAAAGCAGATGTCTCTGGAGATGATGGCTTTCAGGTTTATATATGGCACAACGGAAACCTTCACGACGACGACTTTATGGTTAAGGTTGTCGCTAATGGTTCAACTAGAAGTTTTAAATTCGATGGCGGTGTTTTGCCATCGTTTGATGACTGTAAGGAGGGTTGAATGGATTTCTCTAAAGTAATCGAATACGACAAGTCGCACCCTATCAGTATTCCTAATCCGAATACTGGTGAGCCTAGCGGTATTGTCATTAATGTTGTGTCGCAGGATTCGGCGCGAGTCGTTAAGGCGCTGCGTGAGTATCAATCGGAGCAATGGGCGCGTGAGGCGGTTGGCGAAAAGATCGACTTCGCAAAGTCTCTTGCTGAGCGCAATAGGATTGTTCTGATTGAGTGTATTGATAGTTGGGAATGGGGCGAAAATACTTTCGCGCACATTGATAACAATACGCCTTGCGATAAGGATGCTAAGACCTTCTTCGTAGATCATCCTAACGCCAAATGGATGGTTGATCTTATTGCGGAGGGTTGCGCTAATATCCGAAATTTTACGCAAGCATTGCCGAAGAGTGCAAAGCCTGGATCGAAAAAGACATAGAGTGGAATACGGGCGGGAATACTGATGGATGGTCAAAGGCGCAGATTTACAAACACAATCGCGCAGAGAATCGTATTCCCGACCTGTCTATTCCTCTGCGCTGTTCAGAATTGATCCAGTGGTTTAACGACATTCGCGGAATGTCAGGCGATATTGAGCAACCAATCAATATGGCAGACATTGAGAATTGGCAGCGACATAGGTCAATAACTCTGGAACGATGGGAGCGTGATTGCATGTTTGTCATGGACCGCGCGCTTCGCCATTCTTACGCGGATGTTGTAAAATGGCATTCTAAAAGAGACCCAATCAAACTTGATAGCGGCAAGGATTGGGCACGGGCAAAAGGCTGATTGCGGGGCGTCATGGCGGATTATGCGACTCTAGTTTACGACATTGATTCCTCGCAGGCTCGCGGTGCCGCTAAGGTGCTTGGCGAACTAAACTCCGCTACGATTACGGCTGCAAACGGCTTCGCGAAGTTTGAAAAGACGATGCGAGGCGCTGATGGAAAGTTTCGCTCAGCTTCCAAGTATGTTCTGGAGCATCGTGGCGAGATTGAGTCCCTCGCCATGGCTTACAATCCCGCGCTTGCTGCCCAGATAAAGTATCGCGATGAGTCCATTAGGACTGCTGCTGCCGTCAAGGCTGGGGTTATTACTGAGCAGCAGAGGGTGGAGATTCTCCAGCGCACCCGCTCCGCGTTAGATGCGGCTGCTGTGGCTGCAACTAAGTTCGGCGCAACAAATCAGGTTGCGTCACACCACGCTGCTAACTTGTCGTTCCAGATGAATAATATTGGCATGATGATGGCTTCTGGTCAGAACCCATTTATGCTTATGATTCAGCAAGGCCTTCAAGTCGCGCAGATCTTCAGCCAAATGAACGCTGAGGGCAGGAAGATCGGTCCGACACTTGCTGGTGCGTTCAAGATGTTCCTGAACCCCACTACTGCCGTAACACTTGCGCTTATCGGCGGCACCGCTGCACTTTTCCAGTGGGGAAAGTCTGCGCTAACTGCATCTAAAGACGGCCGCAAATTCGAGGAAGTATTGGATGACTTGAGTGATTCAATGCGAAAATTGGCGGACGCTGATGCCAAGTTGAAATCTATGCCGAAAGGCACCGCTGAATTGGTTAGCCAATACGGAAAGGTGACTGAAAGCATCAAGCAGTTGATTGCCGCGCAAAGGGAATTGGCGCGGCTTGACGCTATAAATCAGCAGAATCTTGCCAAGAAGAAACTGGAAGAAAGTTTTGCGCCTGGTTTCTGGGATAAGATTTTTGACAATGGCAGAATTGCTGCGTCTGAAGCAGAAGCGCAAATAATAAGACTAGACCAAACAGCAGCTAAGCTGCAAAAAACTCTTGGGGTTAATGAGCAGAGTGCTAAAGGGTTGGCGCAAAGCCTGTCTGCCGCATTTAATACCAAAGACCCTGAAGAATATGTGCGCATTGTTTCGCACGTCAGGAATTATCTTCTTGAGGTGGCGTCCGCTGGTGGTCGTGGCGCTGATGAAGCGCGGAAGATGGCGCAATCCCTTACTGATTCCGAGGATGCGAGCCGACAGTTGCTTGCTATGCTTGGGAATGCGTCGTCGGAGACGGTGGCATGGGAACGCAACATGGCTGCGGTCAAGTCGCAGATCGACGCTATCAGTCGCAGCCTTAACGCTATCGCGGGGTTCCAGATTGCGACAGTATCTGCACAGCTTGAGGAGCGTCTGCTAGCTACCGGCGTTGCGGCAGGTGATGCTGCTAGGCAAGTACAGAAGTTTGAAACCGCTGCTAGCTTTATGGATCGCCGCAAGGCTCTGATTGCGCAGTATGCTGGCAACTATCAGGACACCGGTTACAAGACTCAAATCCGGATGCTGGCAGAGGAAGAGGCTGCGGCGAATAGGGCCGCTGACGCGCAGTATAGCTTGGGGCAGACGCGGGAGCGCCTTGCTGAAGAAGAACGTGCTAGGCGCAAGAAGGAGTCAGAGGGTAAAGGCGCTGCAAAGGCTGCGGAAAGGAAGGCCGCTGCCGAACTACGTGCGTCACAGAAAGGTTTCCAGTCGCTCCGTGAGTTAATGGAGCGTGACAGTCTGTTCCAGGTCGCAGAATGGGAGAAACGGCAGGCGCAGCTTGAACTTGCGCTAGAGAAGCGACTTATCACCACAGAGCAATATATGACGCTTGAGTCGCAATTGCGGCAGATGTATTTCGGGTCGGAATACGAGCGTCAGCAGTTGCAATACGACATGGACCTTGAACAACTCAAGGCTCACCTGGAAGCGCGCAGGATTACTCAGGATCAATATAATGCGCAAGCAACCGCGCTGATGTGGGGCAGGATCAATCAAGAGGCTGATCTTAACAACTCCAGATGGTCGGCTGAACTGAACGGCTTGGCTAACCATATGGGCCAGCTTAATGAGTTGGCTGGCGGCGGGTATGACAAACTCCTAAAGGCGCAGAAAGTTTTCGGCGCTGCTAGTGCGCTTATCAGCACATATCAAGGCGCTGCCAAGGCGCTGGAATTGCCGTTCCCCTATAACATTGCTGCAATGGCTAAGGTGTTGGCGGCTGGTATGGGGCTGGTTAACGCAATTAAATCCGGCGGGAAACCGGGTGGCAAGGGCGGTTCGGCTTCGTCTGGGATTGCTGCTAAGCAAGAGCCGACGCGGAATGTTCTGATTAGGCTGGAAGGGTCTGACTTTATGGTTGATCTGGCGGAATCCATGCTTGAACAGATTTACGAACAGTCGCGTGATGGTCGCGTCATTATTGCGAGGGATTTCTGATGCCTGTTGTTATTCAACCTGGTGCGCAAAACACCAGCAAGGCGATGGTGCTTTGGGATAACATCCTAACTCGGGCTGTTAGTGCATCTGACTTTGGAACGGACGCTAACTATCCGTCAATTAATTGCAGAAATGATGAAGCTACTTGGTCAAGTTGGCGGACTAATGTAGCGGACGGGTATTTTGCTGTTGATATGGGAAGCAATACTCAAGTTTCAGCCTTGGGTATCGCGTCACATAACCTTGCTTCTAGCGGCGCTGGCGTTATGGTCAGTCATTCTGATGACGGCATTACATGGGTTGATATGAACACAGTTAACCCAATGACTGATGATGATATGATCGTGTTGTTCGGCAGCGTGTCTGCTAGATACTGGCGTGTTACCATTACTGATGCGGCGGCATCTATTGGCGTTGCTTTCCTTGGACGACCGTTAGTGTTCCCGCACTCCCCTGTTGATAGTTATGCGCCATTGCACCATTCGCGGAGGTATGAAAAGTTGTATAACGATTCACTCAAGGGGCATTTCCTTGGCAATCGTGTTATGTCTGCCGGTGCAGAAACCGAAGTCGATATGGGTTTCTTGGACCGCAATTGGCTAGAGTTGAACATCAGAGGATTTGAGAAGCACTACAATCAAGGCAGGACGTTTTTCTATGCAGGTTGCCCATCTAGGTATCCTGATGACATGGGCTATTGCCGATCTGCAAATAGTGATGAGTCTCTAGTAATTGAGTTTATCGAGGGCGACAGATTGTCGTCGCTGTCGTTTGGTGTGAGGTCATTCATTGGCGCGTAAAATTGTCCAGGTTGTCGAGATTGACTTAGACGCGTGTTCACTTACTTGGGGACAGGGCGCGTGTGGTGCCGCGTTTGGTGGTGCTACACGTCATAAATGCTTCAACACGTTCCCGACATGCACGTTCCGGCAGGCTTATAGCAAAACCACTAGAACTCTGCGGTTTATCGAGCCTAGTTATGCAGTCAAGAGCGGTGAATACATTCCTTGCCTAAAGTCCTGTGGCGGGTATGAGCAAGAAGTAAATATCGCGGGTTATGCGTCCAATATCGGCGCGCTTGGTCGCCGCGCTTCTGTGCAAGTCAACCTGATTGATTTTACAGACCGTGGGACTCTCACTGATAAATACTGGTCTGAGCGCATGTCTGGCGCTGCGCAGGCTGACGGTATTGGTTATGACCCAATGGACGCAGGGACGTTCTTTAGCAAGCTGAAGGCGCAGAACACAAACTATTCAGGGCGACCTTTGCGTGTTATTCAGGCGCATTACGACGATGCAGGCCAGTTGGTTTATGACAAGATCCGCGCCTATGTCATGTCGGAATGGAAGGGGCCTGACAGTAACGGCGATGTAACTATTGTAGCAAAGGATATTTTGTCCCTTGCTGACGACAAGAAAGCCTTGTGCCCTAAAAGCAGCCAAGGCAGGGTTTTAGCTGATATTACGGAGACTGATACAACCCTGACACTTACGCCAGAGGGTATTGGCAACGCTGAATATCCACTGTCTGGATATGCAACAATAGGCAGCGAGATAGTCGGGTTCACCAGGACTGCGGATGTTCTAACCATAACCAGAGGTCAATTAGGCACTCAGGCAGCAAAGCATAGCGCGAATGATACTGTTCAGGTAGCGTTTCACGTTGACCGGGAGCGGGCTGATTCTGTCATTAGGAAGATGTTGACAGAGTATTCTAACGTCTCCCTTGCGCAGATTGATTGGGTTAACTGGCAGAAAGAGTTTGACAGATGGGGATCTAGCATGGTCCTGTCTGCCACGATCTGCAAGCCTGAAAACGTATCAAAGCTAATTGGTGAGATCAACCAACTTGGCATCACAGTTTGGTGGGATGAGATTGAACAACTAATCAAGATCAAACTCAATCATCCGCCGGATGAATTGCCTGCTGAGTGGAATGATCGTAATAATATCATTTCAATCGAGCAAGAGGATAATGACGATGAAAGGGCGACACGAGTTTCGCTTTGGTCGGTTCAGATTGACCCGACAAAGGGGCTGAATAAGGACAACTTCCTTCGTAACTACCTGACAATCTATGTTGATGGGGAGTCTCCTGATTATTATAACGAGTCCAAGACGCATGAGATTCTGACGAGATGGATGAACCATGGCGATGATGCGTCTGCAAAGATCATCACAGGCAGGTTGCTGAACAGGTATAAGTCCGCACCCGTAACTTATACAATCAAGATTGACGCTAAAGACGATCCTTCTCTGACTGACGTAATCAGCCTGAATAGCTATATTGCTACCGATGATACAGGGCGTATTGACCCAAGGCTTGCGCAGGTTTTCTATCGCAAGGATGATAGAAGTGGAAGCACTGTATTGGTCAAGGTCCAGCGGTTCCAGTTCGATGCGAGATACGGGGTAATTACAGAAAACACGCGGCCCATGTATAATGAATCAACAGAACTACAGAAAATGAGAGGAACTTACATTGTCGGTCCTAGCCTTGTATTCGCAGACGGACGCGCTGCATATCAACTGGTGTAATCATGGCTGATTGGAAAACTATCCCAGACACAGATGTTGACCCGGATGCGCCGGTAACGTCTGAATTGATGTATGCGTTGAGGGATAATCCTGTTGCGATTGCTGAGGGGGCTGTTGGTGCTCCTATGCTAAGGGTAACTCAATCATCTTTTGTGGCACCTACAGTAGGTAGTGCATATAAACTCGGAGAAGGATCAGGAACTCGTACAGTCACTACGGTAAATTTTCCTATAATGGGTGCTGTTTTCATGGCTGGAAGTGTAAGTGTGTCTTACACTAAATCAGGCAGTACTGGGACGGTATCTTTAATTAGAGGGTCTACTGAATTGTCCTCAAGGACCACAAACGGGACTACGGATATTGATGTTAATCTAGCATCAGGAGATAGTTTATCTATTCTAATAACGGGCGATAGCGGTGCATCTGCTACAGCAATAGTTACATCTGGCACAGACGCAGTAGCGACTCCTTTTGCAGGAAGGTATGATTAAGTAGATGATAACATACAAGTATATAAATGACGTTGAAGGTGTAATTATTGATGGCGACTATGAGGTGATGGTTTCTGAAGGACATCCAAGATGGGTTGAGTTTTTATCTGGAAATCCAAAGCGTCCAGCAGACCCAACGCCTGAAGAACTCCGCGCATCAATGCCAACCTTAACCGCCCGTAAACTTCGCCTGGCACTGCTGTCGCGACTTGACGAGGTTGAAGGTATTATCGAGGCATCAGGAGATCGTGCTCTGCAAATAGAGTGGGAATACGCAACCACATTCGAGCGTTTGCATCCTGCTATCATTGGTATCGGTGCAGCACTAGGTCTGACGCCAGAAGAAATTGACACAATGTGGCTAGATGCTGCTAATACCTGACTCATTCGAGCACGACTGGTATGGCTGGGTTACTAATCAATCCGGCCATTTCCTGCTTGGGATTGTAATAGCGGCGATCACTGGTAGGTGGTGGCCTGCTATGTTGGTTGCTATTACGTTCGAGTTATTGCAGTGGTCGCCTGATGTTGTTGATTCTGTAACTGATGTTGCTTTTACGGTTGCCGGGTCTATTTTTTATTGCACGGCAAACAATGTTATACTGTGGTCCGCAGTTGCCGCGTTCTTAGCGGGAATGTTTCAGAGGCGGAAATGAGTGAATGTATTGGATGGTTGTCGAAGAACAGCCTAAGCAGATATAGGCCAGCAATCCTTTACACGCAGTATTCGCTGTTTGTGTTCGGAGCGATGTTTTGGTATGACGCCACTTTAGGCGCGGACGGTTTCAAGCAGGCTACATGGGGTGCGTTTGCGTATTTCTTCCCTGCGAAGATGTGGGCGGCGATAAGCATGTGTGCTTCTGCGCTTGCTATTATAGGTCTTAAGAAGCCTATTCGATCCTGGATGGTGGCTGCTGGCGCGGCTTTGCATTGTGTCCAATTCAGTGCTATATCTTATTCTGCCACCTATACGGGTGGAGAAATGATCGTAGGCATGTTCGCGAGTGTCTACTTATTGCCAATCCATATGTGGCTATTCTACGAGGCGGTAAGCAGGTGGAAAGTGTCGCCTTCGAGCAACTTGTGCAGGCAGTAGGGGTTCCTTTAGCGGTCGCTCTGTGGATCTGGTGGAATTCACGCGGGGTTGCGCAAGGGCGGGATGTGGGTGAGGAAGTCGTTAAGGAATTGCGATCTTTGGGGCATAGACTTACCAGGCTTGAAGTGATCGTGGATGAGAGGACACGGAAATGACGGATGCTTTCTTCAGTTCGGTTCGCGACAGCCTATTCGGCGGCAAGTTATCGCAGAAACAGGTTGACGGTTTGAATGATATTATCAAGGCAAGTCAGGGTTTGCCTATACAGCATCGGTCTTACATGCTTGCAACGGCATACCATGAGACCGGACTGAATATGTCGCCTAATGAGGAGTCGCTGAACTACACGACAGCCGCCCGTATTCGTGCTGTTTGGCCTAGCAGGTTTCCCAGTGTGGATGCGGCTAAGCCTTATGTGCGCAATCCTAGGGCGCTTGCTAACAAAGTTTACAACGGGCGCATGGGGAACCGTGAGGGGACTGATGATGGATGGACCTATCGCGGACGTGGGCAGGTGCATCTGACTGGACGTGATAATTACCGCAAGGCGTCTGTGGCAACCGGCGTTGATCTTGTCAACAATCCAGACCGTGCACTTGATCGTGGTGTGTCTGCGATGTGCCTTGTAGCAGGTATGTCTGACGGTTGGTTCACCGGAAAGAAACTGTCTGATTACGGTAATTACACTGACATGCGTCGGGTCGTGAACGGCACAGACCAAGCGGCAAAGATCGCTGGTTATGCTGTCAAGTTTGAGGCGGCGCTTAGGCTGATTGAGGGCGGCGCTGAACCTCGGCGGGCGTTGCTTTCGGTTATCTGGGAATTGATTATGGGGATCTTCAGGAAATGAAACTGGTTTCTGATTGGCGCAACGTCTGGCGCTATTACTCTACGCAGTTCCTGCTTGCTATTGCCGCGCTGCCGTTGGTGTGGGCAAGCATCCCGCTTGAGGTGCAAGAGATGCTTCCGGCAGAATGGCGTCCATGGCTGCTGTCTGCGATGGGTCTAGCAGGCGCTGTTAGTCGTCTAGTCAAGCAGGTGGATCGCGACGATGCTTGAGGGTTTGGCGGCGGTTGTGGCGGTCCTGGTGGCGTTCTGGTTCGGGAGGCGACAAGGTCGCGTTGATGAGAGGGTTAAGGGATATGACTCGACAGCAGAGCGTATTGACGGCGTTACTCGTGCTCATGATAGTGATGTTGCTGACAGGTTGCGGCGTCACGGCCTCTGATAGCGCGATATGCGACGGGATAGACCGCCGTGCGCTTGCTCAGGCCGCAATGGCTGATGCTGGTCCTGTGTCGGCGCGTGAGGTGCTGTATGTGCTGGACCAACTGAAGGCTGCTTGTGGGGGTTGACACGCTTGGATCGCTGTGATAGATGTGATGGACAGTAACGGTCTGTAGCTTAGCGGTAAAGCTGTCCGCTCATAACGGATTGATCGCGCGTTCGAATCGCGCCAGACCTACCACGCCGCCTTAGCCCAACTGGCAGAGGCAGGGGACTTAAAACCCCCATCGGTCTCGGTTCAAATCCGAGAGGCGGCACCAATATAGCCGGGCTGATGTAACGATAGCCTGCCTCTTTTGTAGTGAGGATGTGGGGGTTTGATTCCCTCGCCCGGCTCCAACCGCTCTGTGGCGGTGGCGGATGGATTGGGCTTTCCCGGTCGTGTAGAGGACTGCTTATGCGGTCGCCGTCACCTCCAGAGCGCGGCAAGTGGTCCAAGGCGGGTTGGGTATACCGCCAGCATAGCAAATCAATAGCCCAGCCGAGTGACGTAATGCGGCTGCATACCTCCGGGTAATGGTCGCGCTCTACCTATATCCGCTAAGCATGTAGGCATGCATCCCGCCCCATTTGCGCTGGGGCGGGCTTTCCTTTATCGTCATCACATGGTCTTTTCGGTCCCGTTTTGATCCCTGTCCAGCGCGGTTTCCTCCTCCTCCCGCGACTAGGAAAAGCTAAAACGGGCAACTTGCATCCAACCACATTGTTGTTATGGAAAGGACACGTCAATGCTGACGATTGAGGATATTGAAGCGTTCAAGGAGGATAATCTTGAAACCGGAAGAAAAGCAAGCCCTGGATTTGCAGGCGCAGGGAATGACACGGGCGCAGATTGCGGATGTGATGGGGAGGTCGGTGCGGCAGGTGAAGGGTCTACTGGAGCGGGCACGGGCATGGCAGCGGGCATCCAGCGGCCAACGGGCAGCAATCCTATCGAGTGGCTTGGATATTACATCAGCACGACACGGATGGCGTAAGGTCAAGAACGCTGATGGGTCTAGCGATTCGGTATTCTGGAAAGCTGAATCTACCGTAGATGATGCCGAACTGATCGAACGGGTTGCCGATGCGTTCCGTGATATTCCGGCGTATGAGACGCGACCTGTTGAGATGGTTGCGAGCGATCTGTTGACCCTCTATGTGCTGACGGATGCGCATATCGGACAGTATTCGTGGGGCGATGAGACTGGCGGGCAGGATTACGACCTGCACCATGCCGAGCGAGATATTTGCGATGCGTTCAGTGCCGTCACTTCTCTGGTTCCTGATGGCGGCGAGGCGATTCTGATCCTAAACGGCGATACGCTTCACGCTGATTCGCAGGACAATATGACTCCGGCCAGTAAGAACATCCTCGACGTTGATGGTAGGCAGTTCAAGGTTCTTGACACAGCTATCCGTTCCATTGCATGGGTGATCGAGCATCTTCTTGACAAGCACGAGAAAGTCAAGGTCCGTGTTCAGCGCGGGAACCATGATGCAAACGCGCACCACATTCTGACGTTCGCGCTTTCTGAGCGGTATCGCAATGCCAGCCGAGTCGTGGTTGTCAAAGATCCGAATGAATTGTTCATGGTTCGGCATGGTTCGGTCCTGATCGCCGCAGAACATGGGGACCGCGCCAAAGCTGAGAATTTCGTCCATAAAGTCGCTGATGTGTGCCCATATTGGAGCGAAACGCATTTCCGCTATGGGTTTACAGGCCATGTCCATCGGCATCAGGTCGCGCGTATCGGCGGTATGCTGTGGCACAGCCTGGATGCGTTCTGTCCGTCCGACAGTTATGGCTATCGGTTCTCTGGACGGCGCAATCAGACTGCAATGGTGTTCAGTAAGGATCGCGGGCTGATTCTTACTGCTAACGATCCGATTGAGAGGGGTGAATGATGGAAGAACATCAGGAGCGGTATAGCCAGATGATCCGCCGTGCTGGTGCTTTGGACGTGCAGGAGGGGGGCGATCATTACAGAAAGAACAAGATCCAGCCGGTTGAATACATCCACAAGAATGGAATTGACTTCCTGGCTGGCAACATCATCAAATATGCCACACGATACAAAGACAAAAACGGCGCAGAGGATGTTAGAAAGATCATCCACTACGCTGAGTTGATATTGCAGCTTGAATATGGAGAGGGGCGCTAATGCGCCCCTTTCTTAACTGTCAATCCTCATCGGCATAACGACAGCAACCGTTTCTGGCGATTCATCAAACACAACCCTAACCGGATCTCCAGCGCCAGACATATGCAGTCGGATAGTCCCTTTATCTGCCAGCTTCAGGACGTCAGAAAGATACTGCGCGTTAAGCCCAATCGCAAATCCATCCTCGCCGTTCCACTCGCAATCCACATCGCCCTCCCCGAAGTTGTCTGCCCCGCGAACGGACAGGTTTGCAGAGTTTGGCGACATAGTTAGTTTGACAGACTTTGTGCGCTGATCCGACACTACCGCAACGCCTGACGCTGCGATATTGATCTGACCGGCATCAGCAGACATGACGTTATCAGACAGCGGTGGAACCACGCGAGTCCAGTCAGGGAACGTCCCGTCAATTACCTTACTGGTGAAAACTGTATCACCTGCGTCGATCTTAACCTTCGAGTCTGATACATGCAGCGTGACGGTATCAGCATCCCCGGCTAGTCGCTCCATAACATGCACGGCAGCGTCGGGGATAATCACGTCAGGAATAGACTCTCCCGATAGCGATTCCTTGACAAGGCGATGACCATCAGTCGCCACGAACACAAAAGCATCATCGCGATATTGCATCGCAATTCCCTTTAGGTAGTATCGGGTTTCCTCCTTGCTCATGGCGGTTTTTACGCGCGACAGGATGTGTGCAAACGCCTTGCCGTCAAGTTGTTGCTCAGATTCGAATCCTTGCGCCGACAGTTCGGGGAAATCATCAGCATCAAGCGTAGCCATCTTGTAACGCTGACGGCCAGCTTTCACGATCAGGTCATGGTCTTTAATCTCCATTGATACCATGCTACCGGCAGGCATTCGCGCTGCAATGTCTTTCAGCAGATTGGCACTGACAGTCGTAACGCCTTCATTGGTCACGCTAGCCGGTTTCTTGACCTGGATTTCAGCCTCAAGATTCGTCGTCGTGAACAGCACAGAAGCGCCGTTGGTGGCGATCTTGACATGACCCAAGATCGGAACCACGTTTCGCTTATCCACCACAGACGCGGCGGAATTCATGGCTTTAACAAGGTCGCTATGTTCGATTTCAAGTTTCATGCGTATGCCTCCATTGCATATCTAACCGAATCCTCAATATCACTCTCGCCGTCATGATCAACGATCAACCTGCCGCCACGGACGATCATAATGCGAAAGTCTGACGCCCATTCCAGGAAATCATCAAACGTGTATTCCGCCACCCATTTCCCAGACCGCCGAAGTTCCTTCTCCGCCATACCAGCATAAGGTAGGTCAATCAATTCTTGCGTGGTCATCTTGCAACACCTTCGGTCAGAGCGGGCCACGAAATAGGCCAGATTTCTTCGCAGATCGAGTCTACCTGACGCGCAAACAGTTGCGTCTCATACTGCGCATGTGGATCAAGACGCTGGATCACCAGATTAGCCCACGCATCCATACTACCAGACATGTAGCCCTGTGTCATGTGGCAAAGCCTAAGCATGATCCTGGCTTGCTCTGCACAGATACCATCCGTAATCATCTCATCGTAGAGAGTTTCGTCATTGATATATGCGAGGTTGAAACCAGCATTCATATCACTTTGCAACCAATCACTAACATCCTCGCCGCTCCCCTGCTTAACATCTTCCGCAACTGATCGCCACGACTCCGGTTTGTAATATTCCGGCATACCGCGAACGTATCGCATCGACATTTCAGACAGGCGCAGAAACTTATGCTTGACAATCTGTCGCATGACGAACACAGGTGCTTCAAAATGCACGGTCAGGAAGTTGTGACCGAACGGCGCTGTGTGTGCAGGGTTGTGGCGGAATTTCCAGATTAGACGTTCCAATTCAGTGTAATCTGGGTATTCAGCGGCCCTAACAATGGCAGACTGCAAATCTTCATACTCATCCTGCCCCATACCTCGCGCCAGCATGGTTAGCAATCGCCTGTCGGATTCTTTCATGCTACCGTCTTCATTCCATTCGGTAGTCCTCCCCATGCTTCCACGCGCCATCCGTGCAGGCTTAATGCAGTCACCCATGTGATCGTCGTATGTGACTCTAATCATGCTCCACCTCCATATCCACCACATGCTCAGGCCGACGAATCAGCGCATAGATAGCGCCGATACCATCCTTATACGCCGCAATTGCAGCCGCGATTGCCTGGTTCCAGACAATATCTTCAGGTCTCATGCTTTCCTCCTTGATAAGAGCCTGCCCCTTTATGGGACAGGCTGATGGTGGTGTCAAGTCAAATCTACGATCTCGCACACCTATAAAATACGGCAGGATGTTCTGTTGTCAGTAAGTTCCGTATGTATCAGTTACCCACTTAGCAAACAATTTAAGCTCCTCTATCGTAGCAGAGTGCTTCATAGCATTAGCCTTTTGACTTATGACTTGAATATTGTCCGGTGTATAACCCTTTTCGTTATCGATTCGGTCAAGGCTTGGCGAATTTTTGTAAGCACCTGACCTTCCGCTATTCATGTTAATAGGCATTCCAAGTATAGGGCAAACGTCAGGTATTACTATGTCTGAACATAACAATGTAAACTCCCTTCCACTATTCTTGCATCGCTGCTTGGCCCTTTGCCACATACGCCACTCAGGGGTCTGAGACTTAACCCTATTGCTATTGCACTTCTTACATAAAGTCATACGGCTAGTTATCTCGAAAATTTCACCGCATCCAGTGCATTCTCTGTGAGTATCTGAAACAAGATACCCTTCTCTATTACGCTCCATAAAACCTCACAAGCCGCCACTTATCTTATATAGTGACGGCTTGCAAAATTATCAAGTTATGCAGCGCGGGTTATTCGCAGGACTTGATGCCAGTCACAGGATCGTAAACGCAAGACCCGCCTTCCGCAGGCTCTGCCACATCCTCACTGGCCGCTGCCGTCAAGATACCTGCCCGCTTGCCAGACGCGCGGAAGGTTGTGCATCCAGACGCACCGCCTTCATAGGCGCTGACATATACAGCCTGGAACTGTTCCCATGTAACATCGTCCCCAACATTGATCGTCTTAGAGCAAGCACTATCAACAAACTCAGATGCTAGGCAAAGGACATCAACATGCGCTTGCACGTCGATCTCCAAAGCAGTCACGCCCTCAACACCCCACTCCCGATAAGCATAGTCACTGACACGCTCTGTTTTCGGCCCGTCGAAAGTCTGCACAACCCGGTCGTAATACAGAGAAAACGGCGGCTCAATACCGCTAGACACGTTATCAGCCACGTTGCTAATAGTGCCAGTCGGCGCAATGGAAAGCAGGTGGCTATTCCTGATTCCATACCGCGCAATATCAGAACGAATATCATCAGGCAATGTCTTCGCAAACTCAGATTGCAGATAAAGATCCGCATCGAACAGGGGGAACGGTCCTTTTTCCTTTGCCAACTCAATCGAATGGCGGTAGCATTCATCGCGGTAAATGGTGAATACTTCTCGCGCCCACAGCATGAATTCATCACTGCCGTAGCGAAGACCAATACCTTCCCCAGCGTTAGCAAGACCTGTCACACCAAGACCCATACGCCTCTTGCTATGCGCTGATTCTTTTTGTTCAGGCAACGGATAAATTGCAATATCATTGATATTATCCATCGCGCGAACGATTGCGGGTATCCGACGCTTGAAGTCCTCGTAATCGAAATACCGCTTGCCTTCATCATCGACCTTGACAAACTTAGTCAGATTCATGGAGCCAAGCAGACAAGCGGCATGAGGCGCGAGTGGCTGCTCGCCACAAGGGTTAGTGGCGCTAATCGTCTCGCAATACCACAGGTTATTCTTCCTATTGATGCGGTCAACAAAAATAACACCAGGCTCTGCATAATCCCAAGTCTGACGCATGATCTTTTCCCAAAGATAACGCGCGCGAACCTGTTTATATACCCGACCCTCAAAACGCAGTTGAAACATGCTGTTGTTGTCAACAGCTTTCATAAACTCATCAGTAACCAATACCGACAAGTTGAATTGCGTCAATGTAGTATTGTCGGACTTGCAAGAAATGAATTCCTCAATATCTGGATGATCGACACGCAAACAGCCCATTTGCGCGCCACGACGATGGCCTGCGCTGGAAATCGTCTTACAAATAGCGTCGAAGATACCCATAAAGGACACTGGGCCAGACGCACGGCTATCAAGCGTTACGATATTAGTCCCGCGCGGCCTGATATTGGAGAAATCATAACCAATACCGCCGCCAAGACGCATCGTGGTCGCAGCATATTTAGCGGCGTCCATGATAGAGTCCATGGAATCTTCAATCGTCATGCTGACGAAACAGTTGAACGGCGTAACTTCACGCGGCGCACCTACAGCAGAAAGCACACGCCCGCCGGGAAGGAAATACTGACCAAGCAGCGACTCCCTAAAGTCATGGTAATGTTCATCGCTATCTTTCAGCGCGTTGGCAACACGAGTCCGGCTCTCTTTGAATGTCTCCCCCTTAAGTCGGTATTTCATCTCATCAAGTTCAATCGCCAAAGGAGTCTTCGGCCCGTATTCAATCTCAGTCATTATAGTCCCTTCACTTAGCGATTATCGCCACTTCCGCCCAACACGCCACGCTCCTGGCGCGACTTCAGTTTCTGGTAATTCTTGACCGCCGCGTTTTCCATGCTGTATTCTTCCCCAAACGCCTCCTGCAAATCAGAGCACAGTGCAGAAACATACCAAAGCACGTCCCCGATTTCCTTGTGCAATTCACCGGCGTCGACGTTACCATCACGCAGCCATTTCTTTACCTTTTCTGCAACCTCACCAGCCTCGCCCGCCAGACCAAGCGCAGGATAGATGATCGCATGTTCACGAGGATAGATAGCGGTTTCCTCTGCCGCAGACTGATATTCCTTAAAGTTCACCCGGCTCCCTCCTATGAAGCGCATTGAATGAATGGCACCAATATGCCACCCAAAACTTAACCCACCACATCATGATTCCTCGCATTGACGGACCACAAGATATACACTCAGCGTCCGATTATGT